ATGAACGCGCTCAGCCGAAACGAACGAATGCCGTTTGCAAGCGCCTTTTCGTTCTGCGTCACCCATTTGGCCGCCAGCCGCTTAGCCTCGTGCTCGCCCGTTTCGGCCTTGCATATCGGGCAGCGCCACCGCGCGTTTGTCACAATGTAATCCGTCTGCCCGTCCGGCTTTTTGTATTTTTCCGTATCAAATCGCACATCCTCGAACCGGATATAGGAAAACTGCCTGCAATGCGGGCATTCGGTGCGCCACTCTTCCTGTGTGCCCTTCATGTACGCGTCCTCAATTTTGCTCGCTCCCTTGATTGTCGGCGTAGAGGTCTTGACAATTTTTCGGTTGTGGCGATACGTTTCTGTGCGCCGCTCAGCCAGCTTGATGGGGTCGCCCTCCGTGCCCGCGCTCAGTGGAAAGCGGTCAATTTCGTCAAAGAAGATGTACCTGACCGGCTTGCTCGCCAGGTCGGAAGGGCTGTTTGCACCGACAATCGCCAGACTGCCGCCCGGAAACAGCTTCATCGTGATGGTGTTCGCGCTGTCGCGCCCCTTTGCGCGATAAATCTTCTGTCTGAGCGTCGGACAGGCGGAAATCATCGGCGCTATGCGTCGTTTGGAATAGTCCTCCGCCACGCTGTCCGTCGGCTGCACATAAAGCATCGGGCCGGGGTCGTTGTCAATCGCCTGTCCCATCATGTTCAGCTCGATTTCGCTTTTGCCTACCTGCGAGCTTGACATCACCACGATCTCATGAACGCCCCTCTGCGTAAACGCGTCCATGATTTCCCGCTGATAGGGCGCTCTGTCCGTCCGCCACGGGCCGGGTTCGCTGCTTGATTCCGAAACCAGCACGCGGTTCTCGTCCGCCCACTCCGAAACCGTCTGCCGCTTCGGCGGCCTGAACAGTTCAAGGGTCTCGCGTTCCAGATCATGCAAATCCATCCCGCGTTATCCCCCCGTTTCGTCCTCCCCGCTTTCCGCGCTTTCTTCCGTTTCATCCGCCGCGCCTGGAAGCGGCGTGTCCGCAAGGCTGGTGAGCGTCTGCCGGATTTCATCGTCCAGGATTGCGCCGATCATGTCCGCGCTGCC